TCATAGTCAGTATCTCGCCTACCATTCTTCGATGCTTGCATTTTTGCCGATTGCCTGTTAAATATGCCACGTTCCCCTGACTTACTGTCATACAAAGATAGCCATTCACGCATGAATGTACCCATCTGTGGCTTCTCTTTGTAGGCAACACTGTTGTTTGCAAGCGCACGTTGCCCTTCATTTTCCCACCATTGACCTGCTTTTGCATGACGCATCTGGTCATCGTTGAGGTTTGATAGGCTGATGAGTGCGCTTCGGCGTACACCACCGACTACAACAACCTCACCAATCTTACACATCAAGTCGTGACATTCGATAGGATATAGCCTACGCCCTGCCGCCTTATTAAATACTTCCACACAGAACTCAAACAATTCAACAAGTGGCTGTGGTCCTGATGCACGTCCACCAAATGTCTTAAGCCTTGCACCTGCTGGGCGTACTTCACTTACATCCCACTTAGGTATCTGCCCTGTATAGAGCATAGCAATCAATTCCTTCAGCGACTTTGCCCATCCCGGACGGCTATCACCTACCTTGATTACTGTGTCAGTCTCATGAAAGTCTTCATTCACGATAGGTAGTTTGTCCACATTGGTACGCTCCACGGAGAAGCCTACACCTGTGCCACACATAAGAATGTACATAGTCTCATCAAATGCACGAGGGCTATCTACAGGTACATAGGAACAGTTGTATCCACCAACATGACATCGGTCAAGAGCAGGACCACTGGTCATCAATGCTCTCATGCTAGGCATTACTTGTTGTGATAGCACAGCCTCTTCCAACTCACCTCTTAATGAATCAGAAAGCTGATAGCCGTGCTTGCTAGACAGATGCCCAGCCATATAATCAAAGTATCTTGCGACAGTCTCACTCCATGTCTCCCTTCGCTGTTCGTCTTCTTTCCATCGTGCATAACGAGAGAGAGCAATAAAGTTCTGATAGTCTGTTGGTAGAATGTTGTTCATGTTTTACTCCGTTAATGATTTAATATGCTTGATTTCGACTCCTTCTACTTCGTGTAGATATTCCCGAATGCCGTCTTCTAGTTCTGCGCCAATGTCTCCATCGGCAGGGGTGGGATATTCTTCTGGGTCCACATCCAGTGTGAGGAACAACTTAACTTTTACATTCATTATCGTTGCCCTTCACTTCAATTAACTTGGTAAGATACCACTGTGCCTTCTCCAAGTCCTGTAATCCGTTCTTGTAACGGTAACGCCACAGGTACTTCATAATGTTTCCCTGTAGGTAGTATTCAAAGCCATCACCTGTAGCCGCCATGATTGCATCAATACATTCAATGCCTGATGCATTGTAATGAGGGGGATGGTTTACCATATCGGTAGGCCACGGCTTTGCTTGCTTGTCTTCAAGTTCTTCCATGATTCGTTTATAATCTGTCATATGCACACGCCCCTCCTAGTGTAGTTTATTTTTGTCAAAGTTTAGTCGTATTACATTACCATCTTCGTGTGTAATGTCAACCCCATTTGATTGAGTATTATGTTCAGGAACTTTAGAGATGACATACTCATGTACATAGTCACGTAGTTTCTCATCTTGTTCCATCAGCGGTACTGTAGCACACATCATAGTACAGAAGTGCATCACTTGTTCATAACTCTCGTCATCTAAATCATTATCTGCATTAGCCACGATTGATATGTCTACTTCGCCAGTCCAAACTCCATCTATAACAGATGGTCTTACACGAATATTAAAGTCTTCATCTCTTGGACGTTGGTAATCATCTTGCTTTGTCATGCTATCTCCTTTTCACTTTGGTTCCGCTAAACTTAATAAACTTAGGGTGCTTCTTACGCCCTTTCTCTTTGAGCCATTCTTCAGGAATGATTCTATCGTAATAATCAAAGTCATATTTTATGCACCACTCTGCATAACTAGACTTAGCACCCTTACGTAACTTTCGTCTACTGTTCTCGAAAACAAAGCGAATGTCAAGACGTGGATGTTGCTTCTTAATTGCTAGGTGTTTACGTCTATCTGCGGCAGTGAACATGCCCTTTGTTTCAATGATGATACCGTTAGTCAGTATGAAGTCAGGTGTATAGGTGCGGTAGGCTAGGTCTTCCCATTCAATCTTGATGTTCTCGTAATCGTATTTGACTTTGAGTTCATCAAGATACTGGGAAAGTTTATGTTCTAGCCCACTGCGATACCCATACTTTCGTGCGGCACGAAATGCTGTATAGTTAGGCAATGTCTCGCCACATAGTGAACGGTGTTCGATAGCCTAGCACACGCAACTCTTCACGTAGAACCTTGTCTGCTTCGTTACGTGCTTCAATAGCGGCACGTAGACCAGCAGTCTTCCGTTCACGATATTCCTTGCGAAGTTCAGCAAGATGCTTCTCAGCTTCTTTAATCTGTGTCGCAAGTTCTTCCATTTCCATTTCCATCATTTATACTCCTCTGATAGTTTGATATAAGGAACAATCTTCGGTTCCTTTGCTTTCGACATAACTGATTCACGTTCCTCAAGAGTAGGCCAGCAACTAAATCTGTATGAACAGAATATGCAATTCTCATTCAATACTTCATTGCCTGTAGGCTTGCCCCTGAATGTCTCAGGAACAGAATCAAAGCAACGCACAAACTCGTTATCCTTAATTGTCTGTGCAGTAGATTTGATATGGTCAATCTCTTTATCAATGTCAAGCCCTGTGGCTGGGACATATTTGAACTGACCGTTGGCTTTGTTGACAACCCACCAGCCACCAGCACGTTTGCCTGATGCCTTTGCATAGCCAGCAAGTTGTGCTACATAGCCGAAGCCATCCTTTGATGCAAGGGATTCGTATGAATCAAACTTGTTCTGATAAGACCAGTTGGATGCAGACTTTACATCATCAACAGCACCATCAATAACAATATCATATGTTCCGTTAATGGCTGTGTCATCATCAAGGTTAAGTGTAACCTGTTCAGCATCTTCATACTCTACTCCTGCCTCTTTCAATAAGCCCTTGAAGACAGCCTCAACGATGTCTCCAAGCATCATGTTCATTACGAATGTAGTAGGCAACGGTAGTGCCTTCTCTGGATGGTTCTTATCGAACCAGAGTTGGCAAGAAGGACGACCCACATTGGACATACGCAATGTGAAGTCGCCTCTAGTCTTACCGCTACCAAACTGACGCTTGAGTGCATCAGCTACATCGTCAGCCACCTGCTTAATGGTGGTATCAGACATAGTGGACTTACCTTTAACGGCGTTCTCCATGTACTGATGCAAAGCGAGTTCAGCAGGATGGTTCATTATGCTACCTCTTCATCCAGTTCAATTTCAGACAGACCTTCAACGATACTGATGTCATCTTCATCATCGTGCATCGTAGCCTTCTCTTGCCACGCATTGATGATATATTCGTTGTAGTTCTGTACCCACTGCATGAAGTCGGTGAACATCTCCTGCTCTTTCTGTGTCAGTTCGATAGTCTTAGAGACATCTAGTGACACAACAGGCAGGTAGAATACAGCACCAGTAGGAATAGTACGCTCCTCTGTGGTTGCTGTAATGATATGCTGCACAGGCAGACGCTTTATCTTAGCCAGCTTGGTAAAGGCAGTACCTACATTCTTGAAGGCATCACGATTATCAATCTCCCAGATAAATGGTGTCTCCTCTACAGACACTTCGTTGCCACTAGCATCCGTAGCATTGACCAGTTCCACTGTGCCAAGCACAACACGAACACGCTTGATTTGCTTAATCAACTCTTGCGTCTTCTCAGGCAGGGACTTGAAGTCTTGAATAAACCCTGCTGGCTTACCACAGTTGAAGCCACCATCGTTATCCTTCAGGTCAATGTTCAGATTGTCAGCCATGACAGTCTTCACATAACGGTTAGCTTGGTCACCCATACCCCGCACAAATCGCTTATACATAAAGCGTTGCATGAACGGACGAATCTTAATTGATTCAGCATAGTAAGTTGGACCATCGGGCAATTCCAATTTGTATGTGCCACCTGATACAACTTCCATGTTGACCTTCTTACCTTTTACCTCTGCCTCGCCCATCACTGGTGCGTGATTGATACGAAGCCGTGCAAGGGTGCTTGCTTTCTTACGCTCGTTGCTACCCTCGTTTGCAATGCCCATTGCCTTTGCCATTGCTGCGTAATTGTTAGTGTCAATAGTTGTTAGTTCCATATGTTATACTCCTTCTTTTGAGTGTTGAAAGTTCCTAGTTATATCACGACACATCTTTTGTGTCAAGCCAATTGGGGCCTATTTTCGCCTCTAATTCTAGTGGCACATTGAATGACAATCCCCAACGTATGTCAATCAATTGTATCAACTCCCTGTTAGTCTTAGCAATCACCTCAATCACACTCCTTTCTTCATCGGGGTGAACGTCAATAACAATAGAGTCATGTACAGTATTTACCACACAAGATTGCATACCGTCAAGCAGTTTTTCAATATGAAGTAATGCCAACGGTACAATATCTGCTGTAGCAAATGACTGCACTGGATAGTTCTTAATCTGCGTAAAGTGTGACACTCTGCCACGTGAGTTACGCTTCACATCAGGAAAGGCAAACTCCCTGCCAGACGGTGTGGTAATCTTGCCTGTGTTTATAGCCTCTTTAGCCAATCGGGAATGCCAAGTTGCGACCCCTTGGTACTTCTCAGTGAAGTGGCTGTAGTATGCTGCCTCTGCTTCTGTTCTGCCAAAGCCTGTTGCTCCGTATAACGGCGCAAACGTGTGCGCTTTAGCTTCTTGGCGACTCGTCTGCTGACCAGCATCAGTAATAACTTGACTGGTATATGAGTGTACATCAAATCCTGTAGATACTTCTTCAATTGCTACTCCATCCTGTGATAAATATGCCGCAGCACGAAACTCAAGTTGAGCAAAGTCTGCTTCCATAATCTTGCCACCTTCAAAGCGAGACACAAACACCTTCTTCACAGGGAATGTACCGCCACGTGGCATGTTCTGCATGTTAGGGTCTGCACCTGACAGTCTGCCTGTCGAAGTACGATGCTGTAACAGACGGACGTGCAGTTTGCCATCCGACTTAGTATGTGTGTCAATGCCCTCAACAAACGATGATAGGTATGTGTCAACGGCAGATAGCCTACGCACTTTCATCAGGAAGTCTTGAGCATCAGCCATACCCTTAGAACGAGCAGCACTCTCAAGTATCTCTATGTTTTGTTTCGATGTCGAAAAGCCATTCGCACTAGTCCACTTAGCAGTCGGTGGACGAAACTTAAGACCAGCAAGAGTGGTGGTATTAGTAAGAGTATACCCATTGCTGTCGCATACCTTGCAATGATTGGGTCTTGCATAACTGCTTCCATCTTTCTTTGTTCTCCATACTTTGCCTGTTCCATTACATTCTCTACACTGCGTTGCTACTGTCTTGTAGATACGCTCTGTGCCAGTATTGATGAGGCTACGAAACTCACCTTCACCCATGTATGGGTCAATGCGATTACCCCAATCAGTCTTGTCCAAGACACGGCGACTATAAATAACCCAAGACAATTGCTCCGGGCTGTTCAAGTTGATAGGTGTATCACCCATCAGTTCACGAACATGCTCCTGCAATGCATCCTGTAGTTCCTTACGCTCCTGCTCAAACTCCTGACGCACTTCATCTAACTTGGTGCGGTCAACTGTAAAGCCACGCTGGTAGATACGAGCAAGGCATACAGCAACCTGATTAGTCAGGTCAACTGTTCCCATCAGACCACTGTCTGCAGGTGTGTTCAAACGATACCATATCTTATCAGCCAGTTGCTGTGTAGCATGAAGGTCAGAAGAAAGATAATCAGATAACTCATCGTGTGGTATATCACGTGTACTATATCCTTTCTTGAAGTATTCCTTCAGTGTATCTTGCTTCTGTGTATCCAACTCGTAGCGTTCAGCACAAGCCTCAAGCGATAGTGGCTCTTTCTGTCCACGCTGTAGCACATACTCTCCAAGCATCGTGTCAAATACAGGACCATCATACTTGAACCCAGACTCCCACAACCACAGCAAATCGTGTGCCGCATTGTGCATAATAAGGATAGTTGCTTGGTTCAGATAATCCTGCACAAGATTAAACCCAAAGTTATCTGGCTCTACCTCACTATGGTCAAAGGTAACTATGCGTTGAATCCCTGAATCAGAAAGCAAGCCCACCATTGTGAGTGAGTTGTTAGGTTCAAATGGGTCAAGGTGCATCTTACCGTTGCGGTGGGTTACTGTGTTCTCTACATCAAGTGTTAACTTCATCCTTCATACCTCGCTGTCAAATAATTCAGTTCACAGTTTACCATTCCGTGCCAGCCTGTCAACTTGTTCTTCACGATATTGACATGGCGTAACGGACTATCTTCTTCCTGACCCTCGACTGACGGTGACTTACCAATCAGTATCATCAGGTCAGCTTCTGCTGCCTTACCTGTTCGTGAACCTTCCATCATGGACTGGTTCAACTGTGTGCGACCTTCTGCTTCTGCTGACAACTGTGACATGTAGAACACAGCACAGTCATGTGCTTTAGCAATCTGTCGTGCATGAATGGCATTCGCTTTCAGTGCTTCATCCTGTCGAGCAAAGCCACCTTGCTGGGCAAACTTATCACCCATGTCAAGCACAAGGATGTCAGGCTTGTATGTCTTGGCAACGGACTCAACCCATGCCATGTCACGACCTGACGCTTCCTTAATACGAATGTTATTCATCACAGGTTGATACGCCAACTTAGCCTTGTGCATGTCATCTCGTATCTCACGAGCAGACATACCGCTTGCGGCTGTCAGGTATCTAGCACCAACACGGTGTGTAGGCTCT